TATCAGCACTTACGCAAAAACCGCGACTAGGTGTGTTGGTAAGCCTTGCCACCCGTAACTCATAGTCACTTGGCATCCTATATACATTAAGGTCATCTCTCAAGCCTTCCATATCTTGTCGTAATTCAGTATACGGCTCATCGCGAATAGCTGCATCTAGCGCGGGTAGAGCTTCGGGGCTGTCGAGTGATCCCAGACCCCGTATCGCCCCGTCGCGTACCCTGTACTCTTCATCAACAAGACCGCGTGTCAGTAATTGCAAGCGTTTATGGTGCGTTGGTGGGTGCTCTATATGCCCCAACCAGCGCATGGCCTCTGCTACATTCTCGACGTTCATGCGCCGTTGCCTGATTAACTCACCAATTGAGTCTATCGCATCATTACCATATTGCTTTATAAGCGCAACTAGCTTGCGGGAAAAGCGGCTTTCCATGCCGTCTTCAAAGATTTCACCGCTATCGCATATAATAAGCTGCTCGATTTTGCTATATGCTGGATTTGGCATAATTCTTTCCCAAAACCTCTAGTCGTTCAACACTTGCGTGTGTTGTGTCGATTTCTTTTGTGCTATCAATCAGGCTTGCTATCGCTTCCTTAACACATAACGGAAAATCAGCTTTCCATAATACCCAGTCAATATAATTATAGTCTGACTCGATTACCTCGCTCAGTAGTTCACCCTTATGCTTGCCGAACACGACCTCATAATCGCCGTCATCTGTTTGTTCTAAATAGTCAGACTGTTCTTTAGCGTCTTCCTCTTCGGCATATCCCCTAATATCAAATGAGTCAGGGTTATTTATTAAATCGCGCAAGTTATCATCAATCTCGAACCATTCATTATGGTCTCTAAGGTGTTCAAAAACCTTATGAATATATGTTTCTAGCGTAGGGTGGGCATTGTCAATTACAGCCCTTAGAAATAGCTCAACTGGCGACATAGCCTGAAGTGTTGCAAATCGTCTCTCGATATTTGTCGTTCTGCCAATTTTAACCAAATTCTGTTCTGGTGCTTCTATGAAATAGATTGTTGCCATCATATCACCCTCTTATAGTAGGTGGGCGGCTGCTCTATAAGACAAGCATGGGGTATACCTAACAGCCACCGATTTTCGCCCCACAATCAACGAAGAGTGCCCCCCTCGCTGACCGTTTTCATAACTACTTTACCTTGCTATCCCGCTCTTTCAACTTCATCATCGCGCCGTCAATTATAGACTCCGTCACCGACTCCATCTCTACCTGCGTCAGCATCCGCTGCTGCCCCGCTTGCTCAACTGGCACGAAGCTTGTCGGCCACCGGCGCAAGTCGCCACCTTCAACCTCTTCGTTACCGTCAATTTGCCGCTCTTCGTTTACTGTTGAGTACCCTGTTGTAACCTTAGTCTCGATTTCCTTGAGCCTGAATTCGCCATCTTCCAGTACGGGATTCTCGAAAGCGCAAAACAGCCGACTATCGAATAGGGACGCAAACTGCTCATTTATCTTTTCCTGTATTTTGATGCACTGCGGCATTGTGGCATACTTCGCCATATAGTATTCGCTGGTCTTGCTGCTGGCAAGGTTGGAATCGTTTCCCATGAGTATTGGCATCGGGACGTGAAAGGCCCTCGCAACCTCTTCAAGCGAATACTGCCGCCCGCTTGAAAACGCCATCTCGCGCGGATTGAACTGCCCAAGCTCCTTGAACTCGTATTCATCAGCTTCAAAGACGCCCATCTTGCCCGTATTGCGCGGCCCCGTATACTGCTTCAGTCCTTCTTTAATAGCTGCCATGCGCTCTTTGGTAAGGTTCTTCACGAACAGAGCCATATCCGGTCGGCCCATGTTCTCAAACATGGCCTGCTCGTATTCGTCCATAAACTGCCGCATCCTTACGGAATCAAGGCAGCCCATAAGCGCCCCCACACCGTAGTATTCCGACCCCGGCGATACAGACTTGAAGTGTACTATCTCATCAACGTCAAATGATATTTCCTTTGTCCCGCGCTTGTAGATATAGCCTGAGATGAAGTTCTTCGCGTCAGGCTTGACTCTCATGCTCTCAATATGAAAGATAGGCCATATCTCGATTGGCTTCCCAAGTCCGTCCTTCACGATATACCAGTAAGCGTTACCCGTCAGGTCGAGCCAGAAAGACGTAAGCGATAATAGGTCAAAGGCATTGAAGAAGCCGTTTACTGTTGACATAACGTCCAGAAAGGGGTGGTCAACAATTTCCGCCGTCTCAATAGCCTTAACCATCTTGCGATAAAGCAATGGCTGCGTCTGTAGATAGGCCTTCTCTTTTCGCTCGACTTCCCGCGTCTGCCAGTATCGGATAGGTGTCTCACCCTTCCCCGTAGTCCCGTAAAGCTTCAGCGGCACAGCAGCAACGGCCGTACCGCGCAATTCAACACACGAGCGCACGTTGTTCTTAAACTCCCTGACAAGCGCCGCGTAGTCATTTGGCTGTATCTTGCCACCACTGCCCCACGTCCGGGAATCGAAGATGCTCAAGTCCCTGTTCTCAGACTTGGTGTTAATGTATCGGATTATTTTATTGAATATGGTATCTGCCATGTTTGCATTATCCCATCAGCTTAAATCTACCACAAAGAAACCTACGCTCTCCCCCGCATCACCTGTTGTATATACCGCATATCGCGTGGTATCGAGGCCGTCATCTCTCTCTTTAATCATGTCTTCCTTCGTGCCCGTTGCCCACGTATATGTCCCAAATTCATCAACAGTCTGAATCGGCTTCTGCTCCATTATCAGTCGCTGGTCGCGCTCATACAGCGAATCGCGCATAAAGAACATCTTGTCATTCTCGAATTTATCGTATACCGCCTGCTGCCCCGCCAGCCTGTCCTTCTTCGCCGGTCGCGTTCTCAGGCCATTCTCGCCAAGCGTCGCACGGTCTTCCGCGTCATGGTCGCATATTATCGACGTATCGACGTTAGATAAGCACTCAGACAGCCGCGCATCATATCGCCCCTTGTCAATTCGCCCCGCAACTAAGTCATCATCGAATATCCGCGTTATCGCTTCCCGCTCCTGCGCTCGTATCTTCTGTATGTCCTTTGCGTGTACCTTGACAGTGCGCCGCGAGTGGTATATCTCTTTATACATATACCATACGTCGCTAGGCGATATTGCCCATCGCTGATATACGAATGGGTGGTCGAACCCAAAGTCGATAGCCTCAACGCGCCGCCAGTCGGGTGGAATATCGAATCGCTCGATAATGTGCTTCATCGGGTCAAAGGGATAGACCAGCCCCTCGAAGGCCGTCCACTTGCCCTCCTTGTATCTCTCGCGATATATGCCCTTCAGCTGATCCAGCCGCAGATAATACGAAGTCGGTAGATCCGCCAGCGTCGTGCCCTGGATTCTACGATAGCCTTCGGGCTTCTCAACAAAGAATCGCTTATACAGAAAATGCCCCGGCGTGTCCGGGTTCGTCAGTAATAGCACTTGATGAAACGGCACAGTCGGCAGCCGCAGGCAGCGGGAAATCTTCTCATCGAAGTCCGACTCGCTTATCTCTCTCGCCTCTTCGACAATTATCAGCCCATATTCGCGGGAAGCTAACTTATTTACGTCAGTATCGGAATCCAGCCCCACGCCGAAGAACTCAGTCCCGTTGACTATGCGCCTATACAAGTCAGTATCATTTTGCTGCACCACCACGCCGGGCGGTAGCACCTTATCGATAAACCATTTCCAGAGTGTAGCCTTCAGGTCAACGCGCTTCTTCCTGACAAGCGCAACGCGGTTATTGGGGTACAGAAGCCCGGCCATATAAGCCTTTGCTGCGCCAGCGTGTGTCTTGCCGCATCCCCACGGGCCATCATAGAGTACGTTTGACTCTGTGGCTTCCATGACCAGTCGCTGACTCTCGCTCTTGGGCCTGAACTCGTATTTCAATGTCATGTCGCTATCACCAACTCAGGCTGCGACAGTTCGGCCGTTATGCGCTTCTCGGCTATCTCGCAATACTCTTCGCTCAATTCTATCCCAATATATTTGCGTCCCGTCTTGATACACGCAACCGCTGTTGTGCCTGAGCCGATACAGTTATCCAGAACAATGTCGCCCGCATTGGTGTACGTCCTGATAAGGTACTCGAATAAGGCGACGGGCTTTTGAGTTGGGTGGAGGTGCCCCTTGCCGCTTGGGTTTGCATACTCAATAACGTCTT